GGGGGGGGGGGGGTCGTGGTCGCGCAAGGACAGGCCCCGCGTAGACACTCATCCGACGCAGGTGAAGCTCAAGTGGGCGCGCGATATTTGACGGGCGGACTGCCAATAGATAAACTGGCACCGTGGCACGTAGAGGACGAAAGAACACGGACGAGGTAGTGCAACGGCGGCGGGAAGTCGTCGAGGCGCTGCTGGTCAAAGGTGACTGGACGCTCCGGCGTCAGGCCCAGGTCGCCGAGCAGTTCGACGTCAGCACGTCCCAGGTGAGGCAGGACGCCGCGCTGATACGGCGCGAGTGGTCAGCCCAAGAACAGGACCAGACCCACGAGGAACTGCGCGCAGACTGGCGACAGCGGGTCATGGCTACCATGCAGCAGGCGATGGAGCTGGGGCACACCACGACCGTGGCCAAGCTGCTCGCGACCGAGGCCCGCGTGCTTGGCATCGAGGCACCGCAGCAGGTGCAGGTCCAGGCCCAGGTCCACACGATTGACGACGCGCCAAGGTTGGCTGTCGATCTGCTCAAGGCGCTGCCGGCCGCCTGCGAGCTGTTGGGGGTCGAGGCCCCCGCTCTGCCGGTGATTGAAGAGGACGAATGAAGGCCACACTGTACCAAGGCGACTGCCTGGACGTGCTCGCAGCGATGGAGCCTGAGAGCGTGGATGCCATCGTGTGCGACCCGCCGTATGGGCTTGGGTTCCTGGGTCGCGCTTGGGATGCTTTGCCACCCGGTGAAGACTGGGCGCGGCTGTGCCTGCGGGTATTGAAGCCGGGCGGGCATCTGGTCGCGTTCGGTGGTACGCGGACGGTGCACCGACTGGCGACGGCTATCGAGGATGGCGGCTTTGAGATCCGCGATATGGTGTCGTGGCTGTACTGGTCGGGGTTCCCCAAGTCGCTCGACGTGTCGAAAGCTATCGACAAGCGGCGCGATGACCGCGATCAGATCTTACAGGTGACAGCATGGATCGCGACTGCCAGAGATGCCGCCGGGTTGACGAATAGAAAGATAGATGAGGCTTTCGGATTTGCAGGGATGGCAGGGCACTGGACGAGCCAGAAGAGCCAGCCCAGCGTCCCGACCTTGGAGCAGGTGCCGCGACTGCTGGAGGTGCTCGGAGTAGATGCGCCACCACCGGAGATCGGGCGGCTGCTGTATGACCTGAACGGGCGGAAGGGTGAGCCGGGCGAGGCTTGGGGCCGTCGTGATTTCTACGATAAGCCGACGGGCGGGCTACACGGTGGAACGGGTGTCACAGTAGGCAGGTATACAGGCGCGCAGGCTAAGCCAGGGGGAGCGACTGAGGACGCACGCACCTGGGAAGGCTACGGCACGGCGCTGAAGCCCGCACAGGAACCCGCTGTGCTGGCCCGGAAGCCGTTGACGGGTACGGTGGCGGCTAATGTGCTGGAGCACGGTACAGGGGCGCTCAACATCGACGGGTGCCGCTTTGCGTATGGTGATGAGGCTTGGCCGGGGCCGGGTGATCAGTATGAACCTGGAACGGGTCACGCTTCACCCCCAAGCGTAAGTTTGTCTGGTGGTGTTGACGGATCGCTAAATGTCTCAATGTCAAAGCCGCACGACCTGGGCCGATGGCCCGCGAACATCTACGCGCACCCCAAAGCATCCAGATCAGAACGTGAGGCGGGGTGCGAGCGGCTACCGGGTCGCACGGGCGCGGAAGCAACAGACCGCACAGCGGGATCGGCGGGGCTCGACAACCCACGGGCGGGCGCGGGTCGCACGGCGGACAGGGTCAAGAACCACCACCCGACGGTAAAGCCGATCGGGGTGATGCGGTGGCTGTGCAAGCTAACAGGCGGACAGCCGGGATCGGTCATCCTTGACCCGTTTATGGGCTCAGGTACCACCGGGTGCGCGGCCGTCTTGGAGGGGTTCGACTTCATAGGCATCGAGCGTGAACCGGAGTACATGCAGATCTGCGAGGCTCGGATCCGGCACCATATGGGCGGGCTATTCGCTCACGGCGTCGAGGTCATCGAGACGGAGAAGGCGGCCAAGTGACCACCGCAGCGGAGCAGATGCTGCAAGCGGCGCCCGCGCTGGAGGCCCTTGCGCGTATCCAAGAAGATCACCCGCTGGCCTTTGCGCGGCTGTGGCACAACGAGCTGCCACGGACATCACAGCGCGCCCCACTGCAGCGGGCGGGGGTTGACTCCGTCCTGGCTGCGGGCGGCAATGGTAGCGGGAAGACCGAGCTGGGGGGCATGGTGGCCTGCGCCGTCGCCATGGGTCGCAATCACCCCGCCGTGGCTCTATGGCTGAAGGCTAACGACCTCGAGCCGTCGCTATTCCCACCGCGTCCGGGGCTGGTGCTGGCGTCCTCGCTGAACTCGACGATGAGCATCAACGTGCAGCGGGCAGCGGTCGAGCGGTACGCCCCAGCGGGCACCGAGTGGCGCAACCGGGACGGGGCGGGGTTCAGCGAGGCCCGATTCCCCGGCGGGGGTAAGGTGCGATTCCTGACTAACGACGCGGGGCGGCGCGCGATGCAGGGCTATGCGGGCGATCTGCTGTGGCTCGATGAAGAGCACGATGAAGACATCTACAACGAGGGCATGCAGCGGTTGACGCGCTCGACGTGGGAGGACCGCAGCGGCTGGGCTCTGCTGACGATGACGCCGCTAAAGGGCTTCACCTGGGTTCACCGTCGCTTTGTCGCAGACCCGGACGAGGGCAGCACGATCCACTTCCTACACGGTGGCGACAATCCGCACATCGACCAGGACAAGCGCGCGCGGCTGCTGCGGGGCGTCAACGCTGGCGAGCGGGCAGCGCGGGACCGTGGCGAGTTCACGCAGCTCGAGGGGCGCGTCTTCACGGAGTGGTCACCCCACGCGCACGTGGTGCCGGCGTTTGATGTTCCAAGCTCTTGGGGCCTCTATGCGGGCTGGGATATGGGTACACGCGCGCCCACGGCGGTGGTGCTGTGTGCGCTCGACCCCAAGGATGACACGCTGCACGTGATCGCGGAGCACTACCAAGCAGAGTGGACGCTAAGCCAGCACGCGCGGGCCTATGAGAAGATGCTCGCAGGGCGTGAAGTGGAATGGCTGGTATGCGACCCCGAAGACCGAGGGAGCCGGCTCGCGCTGGGACGTGAGCACGGGATCGCCAACGTGGGGGCGAAGAAGGGGCCGGGCTCGGTGCGCAAGGGCATCAACGACATCAGCGAGCGCCTCGCCATCAACCACATCAGCGGACGGCCTGCGCTGGTGGTGCATGACACGTGCCGCAATCTGATCCGCGAGATGGGCAGCTATTGCTGGGCACCGACCAAGAGCGGCGAAATCAAAGACGCACCAGCACCCCGCCAAAGCGACCACGCGATCGACGCGCTGCGCTACGTGTGCACCAAGCTCAGCAGCTCGAGCTTCGCGATCGGGTAAGAAAAAAACGCTGTACGTCTCTGCATCGGCAAAAAAACTTTGCCTTATCGCTTGATTTTATATCTGAGGGGTATAATTTAAGAACACCCAAGGAGGACGAAATGACAAACCCAACCAACAACTCACAAGCACAAATCAACAAAAGCACTGCGCAAATCCTGGGATTTGAAAACGCTCTTATTGTTTCACGGAACGAGTATGGCACCATTTTCGTTGAAATGGACGGCGTTTTGATTGCTGACAGCGCAACCTGGAACCGTAAGCGCGGATTCTGGAACAAGATGACAAAGCAACACGTACCCGCTGCCAAATTTACCCCGCGTAACGTCAAGGCAAACCCCGACATGGTCATCGACTTTTTGCAGCAAACGGGCACACTGACAGTTGCTTCGGTTGTCGTCACATTCTAACCCCCCCCGGCCCCTTCGGGGGCCGTTAGTCTACATCCTAAAGAATCTAAATGGACTAAAGAATCGAAACGCAGTAGCGTTTCTCTGTGTCGAAGTCTGAGATCGCGATCCGCAATGGTTGGTTCCCGCGCTTACTGCGTGCGCTCAAACTCGTGGAAGTATCAGACAACGGGCAGACCACGCATGTAGCGGGCAGCGACTTCATCGGCACAGAGCCGGCGAGCCAGGGCTATCCGGCCATCAACAGCATGTCAGCAATGGCGGCGTTCCCATGGGTGCGCGCTTGCGTCGAGGCCATCAGCTCCGACCTGACCAAGGTGCCCGTGCGGGTGCTGCGCGGTCGAGGCCGTGACGCTGAGCCCGTCGAGGACCACCCGATCCTGGACCTGCTGGACCGCCCAAGCTCACGCGTGCCGGGCATCCTGCTGCGGCGTCAGCTCATCGTGGATCTGGTGCTGACCGGCGATGCCTATCTGCTGATTGCGGGCAAGGGTGAGCCGATGGCGCTGCTGAGGCTGCACCCCGAGCGCGTCAAGATCATCCCCACCCAAGACGGTCAGCCGAACGAATACGAGTTCAACGGCGGCGGGTCCACCGTGCGCTATGGCTTTGACCAGGTGCTGCACATCCGACTGGCAAGCTGGGAGCAGACGCCCGCGATGCTCTACGGCACCGGGGCCATCGAGGCGCTGCAGCACGACCTGAACACGGACCTGGCAGCGGCCAAGCTCGCAGCAGAGAGCGCATCAACCGGGCTCCCCACGGGTATCATCAGCCCAAGCGAAGAGGGCGACCGGTGGAGCCGCCAGCAGATCAGCCAACTGCGCGAGGGCTTCGAGAAGCAGCTCAAGAGCAAGAGCGGCACCGTGATCCTGGGCGCTGGCGTTGACTACAAGCAACTAAGCCAGACGCTGCGCGACATGGAGTATCAGAATACGCGATTGCTGGCCCGAGAATCCGTTCTCGCCGCGATGGGAGTCCCACCCAGCAGGGTAGGGCTTCCAAACGCAAATTACGCCACAGCGATGGCCCAGAGCCGTCTCTATTGGGAAGGGCTCCAAGGCAAGGCCGCACTGATTGACAGCGAGCTGACGCGACTCGCGCGGATGTTCCCCGACTCGGATGACGTGCACGTGGTGCATGACTTCAGCGAGGTAGACGCGCTCCAAGAGTCCCGCACCGAGCGAGTGAACCGGGTGCAGACTTGGTGGCTAATGGGCGTGGACTTGGCAGAGGCTGCTGCGCTTGAAGGCTTCGACAACCTCGACCGGCGCGACATCGACCCAGAGCCCGAGGCGGAAGAGCCACCCGCCGAGGCTGTAGAGGGTTTAGCTCGATGGCTGGTGCTCGATGGCGACCGCGAGCCAGACATCGTAGCGCGCGCCGTGGGTGATGAAGACCCCACCAACTTCCCCGCCGATGGCGATGACGAGACGGTGAGCCTGCGGAACTCGCAGTGGGACGTCTTTGATCTTGAGTTCGCTGAGATGATCAAGCTGCGCTATCCGCAGATCTGGCGGCGCGGCGGTAACATCAAGGGCAACGAGCAGTACCGCAAGCTAAAGCCCATCGCAGAAGGCGGCGGCGGTGTCGACACCCGCAGCGAGGAAGAGGCCGTCCGCCTGCGTGAGGCGTGGGGTGCTCGGCACTCCGAAGACTTCCGGCTGGCTGGCGTGGTCGCTCAGATGAAGTGGCTGGTGGTGGGTAGCCGTGGTGAGCGGTATATGAAGGATCTCATCATTGACGAGATGGACCGCCTGGACGCCGAGAAGGCTGTCAAGTGGCTGGTCCCCGATGGCGAGACGCAGACCCGCGACCTGGAGACCGAAGAGGGCCGCGCGGCGGTGTGGCGTGGATTCATCGAGCGCGTACACTCGCCCAGTGAGCGCAAGATCGCGCTGACCATGCGGCGCTACCTGCGCGCCCAGGCTGCACGCATTGCAAAGCGACTGGCCAAGGAAGTGGGCACCAAGGGCATCACCAAAGCGGTCGACGATCGCGTGCTTGATCGCATCCTTGACGAAGCCTACGAGAAGCAGCAGCTCTTGGGCCTGTTCCGTCCGCTGTACCGCGACCTCATCGCCAAGGCCTTCGACGAAGCGCAGCGATCCATCCGCGCAGATCTGACCATCGACCCGGACGAGCTTGACCGGCAGGCACTGGAAGCGGTCCGCACCATGAGCGGCTCGATCCTGACGACGACCGAGGGCGTGGTCCGGGACATCGTTGATCGGGGACTTGCCGAAGACTGGACGCTGGCTGAGTTCCAGAGTGCGCTGACGGTGAACAAGCGGTTCAGCCCAGCCGAGGCCATGATGATCGCCCGCACCGAAACCACGCGCCACAGTAACCGCGCGGCGGTGGACTCGTTCAAGAAGGCCGGAGAGACGGGCCTCAAGATCGAAAAGATGTGGCTGAGCGCACGCGACGGCAAGGTCAGAGACGCCCACAAGCCCCAAGCAGCGGGCGGGCTCGATGGCCAAATCGTGCCGGTTGACGGCGTGTTTACGTACCAGAGCAGCACCACCGAGCACCCTGGCGGGTTCGGCATCGCAGCTCAAGACATCAACTGCCGCTGCACCGTAGTGGCCAAGGTGGTGAACTAATGAAGCAAGTTTTTCGCACGCTGGTCTGCAAGGCCGAAGGCTCTGACGATGGCACGATCACAGCCATCGCGAGCACACCCGCACCTGACCGTTACGGCGATGTCGTGGCCCCGAGTTGGGATCTGGCAGCCTTCAAGGCCAACCCGGTCATCATGCACGGTCACGACTATGAGGGCCCTGTGGTGGGCAAGGCTGTCGAGATTGACCTAATCGGTGAGACGCTGATGATGCGCGTCAAGTTCGACGAGAGCGAGACGAACCCCGTGGGCCGTCGCTTGGCGAACCAGTACCGTGAGGGCTTTATGCACGCCTTCAGCGTGGGCTTCGCACCCGGTAAGAGCACCGAGCGGTCGAACCTGCCGACGGATCACCCCGCATACGTCGCAGAGCGCGGCGGCTACTACTTCGAGGAGAACTCACTCCTGGAGGTCTCCGCTGTCGCCATTGGTGCCAACCCCCAAGCCTTGGCCGTGCGCGCTAAGCGGTGGGGCCTGGACGCCGATGCTGAGCCCATCGTGGAGCAGTCTAAGCACGTCTTAGCGGTAGAGCGAGACGATGAGGCTGGCACCGTCACCGTGACGTATAAGCTCGGCATGGAGCCCGAAGAGGCGCAGCCAGAAGAGCCAGAGGCCGAGGCCGAGGGCTACGGATACGACGACGACGACGAGGATGACAAGCAACTGCGCTCTATCGTGCGCGATGAGCTGCTCTCGTTGTTCGCCGCAACAGATGATGAAGAGGTCCAGCGCGGGCTCGATCTGTTCGTCGATGATTCACAACCAGCCGAGGAGCCTGACGGCTTCGACGCACTTTTCAACCTGGGCGCGTAGCCCATCCCGTCCACTGTAGGAGATACAATCATGGACACCATCAAGACACGCGACGACGCCCTCAAGGTTCTGTCTGACCTCAAGGCCGAGCAAAAGCGACTTCAAGACAGTAACCGCGACCTTTCCGAGAACATGGAAAAGAAGGCCGCCGCCCTCAAGGACGTGCAACAGAAGCTCGCCGAGCTTGACGCCCCCAAGGTCGTCACCGTCTCCGAGCGTGAGGCTACCCTTCGTCAGTTCGTCAAGCAGGACGGCTCGCTCGATGTGGCCGGCATGGCTAACGACACCGCCGACCGTGGCGAGTGGCACGCCGAGTTCAAGCGTCTGATTGACGATCGCAACCTGGCGAAGCTCATGACAAAGAGCGGCAGCGTGGCACCACTTGACGCCAAGCTGAACGCGCACATGGCCGTCGCTCCCGACGCTATCAAGAGAACGTTCTCGGACGCTTCTACAGTTGGCGCGGAGTGGATTCCCGATCTCGTGCTTCCTGAGCTGTTCACAAAGATCTACACGCCCAAGGCTGTCGAAGCACTTTTCCCAACCATGCAGATGCCAGGGAAGGAGCTTCGGTTGCCCTTCTTGACCATGAAGGTCAAGCCATACCTCAAGAGCGGCGCGACATGGGGAACCATTACCGCTGAAGACGACGCCACCAGCCAAGTCAGCATGACGGCAAAGAGCCTTGCGGCGCGGATCCAAGTTGACGAAGACGCCAGCGTCGATTCAATCATTGCCGGTCTCGAGTACGCACGCGCATCGCTTGCCGATTGCATCGCGTCAGCCGTCGAGGACAGCCTGGTAAATGGGGATTCTGCAGGAAGCCATCAAGACACGATTGCTAACTGGTCGCCGCGTTCTCGATGGAACACGTCCGGCCTCGGCGGGTCAGACGATCACCGCTCTGCATGGTTGGGCCTCAGGGCGCAAGCTGCCGATGTGTCGGCAACTCGCGACGCTGGGTCTGATTCCGACCACTATAACGGCATCTTGACGACTCTGGGTCTGATGGACGGCGCTATGGGTATCGGCTCGAACAAGGCGCTGATCTGCTCTCCCGAGTACTACCTTGAGCACCTGCTCGCGATCGACGAAGTTGCAACGATCGACAAGCTCGGACCCCAGGCGGTAGTCGCTCAGGGCCAGGTTGCCTCTATCGCGGGAATGAAGGTTGTAGTTTCTGACTACATGACCGCAGACCTGAACGCGAGCGGCATCTTCGACAACGTGACCAAGACCAAGACCGGTTACCTGATCGTGAACACTGACGCCTACGTGATGGGGAACTACAAGCCTCTCGACGTGTCCGTTCAGCGCGAGATTGTCAACGGTGTTGTTGATGTGGTTGCGACTCGTCGCTGCATCTTCAAGGCCCTCGAAGAGGCTTCCAAGTCTGTCGCGTTCGCGTACAACATCTAAGGAGTATTGATATGCCGACCCTGAAGTTTAAAGGATTCGCACACACCGCCGTCTACCGTGGGCCATCGGGCACATGGGAAGCCGGCGATGAAAAAGAAGTCACAGCTAAAGAGGCCGAGCGCCTGCAAGCTGACTTTGGTGCAGTCTTCGACGCTGTGGGGTCGGCTGTCGCTGCACCCAAGAAGTCCCGTTCCGTAAAGTCACCGACTAAGCGGGGCGGGGCCTCTAAGGCAAAGAAGGCAGACGCATGAAGCTGCAAGCAACACAAAGAGGCACGTGGCCCGGTGGCGTACACTGGACAGCAGACGAGGTCCGCGACATCGAGGTGCCAGAGGGTGCCGAGGTTCCCGCGTGGCTGGTCGAAGTCAAGGCCAAGAAGAAGGCCGCCAAGAAGGCAGAGAAGGCTGACTAATGGCGATTATGACGGCAGCAGAGGCCCGGCTGTATATCCGGGGCATCACTGGCACGGGTGAAGACGCGAACATTGATTCGCTGATCGCTCGCGCTGATGCCCTGTTTGCCGGGTACATCGGGCTCCCGTCGCCCACTGTGGGGGGTAATCCAACGCTGGAAGACAGCACCCACACCATCTACCTGGACGGGCCGGGGACGCAGAACCTGCAGCTCCCGTTTTTGCCCGTCGTCAGCATCACGAGCATTCACGACAGCGACGAGCGCGACTATGGAACGCTCGATCTTGTGGCGTCCGGTGATTATGACCTTTTCGGAGACGAGGGCCTTGTCCGTCTCAAGGACGACAGTGCCCACGGCACATTCTCCGACATCAAGCGCGCCATCAAGGTCGTCGCCGTCATCGGCTACACGACGATTCCGCAGGCCATCAAGCACGCGGCAGGGCTCCAGGTCGCGCACTGGTTCCAAGGCCGGGACCACGTAGGCCGCACCAGCGTGGCCCAGGGCGGCGGCACTATTGACGTGCACGATCTGGGCCTGCTGCAAGAGGTGCGCGAGGCGCTCCAGCCATACCGTCAAGCATCCGTCTGGGTGGGCTGATGGCTACCCTGACCCCCGAAGAGTTTAGCGCCCGAATCAATCGGCTAATCCGCACCGGTGGGATGATGCGCGTGCTGGCCCAGGTGGCCACAGAAACCGCTCTTACGATGGACCGAGAGGCCAAGATGCGCACGACGGGCGGGAATCCTCTGCACGTCCGTACTGGCAAGCTGCGCCAAAGCATCAAGATCAAGACTGAAGCCAGAGCCAACAGCGTGACCGCAGAAGTGCAGGCCGGAGGGCGTCGCGCGTACTATGCGCGGTTCCATGAGTTCGGAGAGGGCAGGATGCCCCGCCGTCCGTTCCTGGCTCCTGCTCGCGAGGTGGCCATCAGCAAGCTCGACCAGACACTCATCGACAGAACGCGCGCCGCGCTGAGGACGGTGGGCATTGGGGCTTGAGCGGACCATCATGGAGCGCGTCAAGACGCAGCTTCAGAACATCGACGGCGGCTCGTCGTACACGTTCAACGTCAGCGGCTCCGATCAGGTGGTGATTGGTCAGACGTTTGCAAGTCACCGCGTGCCTGGGGTGTACCTGTTCACCAACGGCACCACGACTAAGCAGGAAGCCGGGCGCACGGTGCTTACGCGCTACGATCGAGAGATGAAAGTGCAGATTGAGTCATGGGTGCCGTCGACGAGCGCCACGGCTGGCACGGCACTGCTGGACGCGCTCGACATGCAGGACGACATCTTCCGCGCCATCGAGTCCGATCGCAGTCTGGGCGGTAACGTCCGGGATGTGGAGCTTGAGGGCTCGACCTATGAGGGCGCAGAGATGGACCGCCCCGGCTTGGGTATGGTCGTCTGCATCTTGACTATCCGCTACACTGAGACGGCAGGGGCTTGATATGAGTTGGTATCACTCAGACTGGACGCAACGAGCGCCGATCCTCATCAACAACTTCAGCGGCGCGAGTCAGATCGACGTAACGGCGGCGGTGCCTGCGGACTTCCCACGATTCTGGGAAAACGTAGACGCGGCTAACGGCGGCGCCGACATCCGGGTGACCTTGGCAGACGGGCGCACGCTGGCGACCTTTGACGTGGACGGCTTCAACAGCACCACCAAAGTGGCCACCATCGAGATCAACGACATGGCTGCCGCAAGCAATGACGCGGGCGTGGTCGCTTGGCTGTACTGGGGCGCAACGGGCAAGAGCGCAGCCACCACGACGTTCAGCCCGTCCCAAGCGAAGACAGGCCACCTGTCAGTGGCTGTACCGGGCAGCGGCACGCAGCGCATGGTGAGATGTGCCCCCGAGGCACCTGGAGCGGCTCAGCCCCGAACAGAGATATTCAAGGGCGCCAATGAGACGATCCACCTATGGTGGGATCTCACAGGCGTGCTCGGACTGCGCGCAATCCCTGACCAGGGAAAGCGGTTTCTGGATGAGGTGGAACACGTAGCCTACGCCGTATTCTCTCAGAGCAACGCAGAGACCGGCATGATCGACGTGGGTGAGACTCGGATGGTGGGCTCTGGCTTCATCCGCACCACGATCAAGGCCGGCGTCAGCGGCACTAACTATCTTGCGCGCTTGCTGGTCACGTTGACCAGTGGCCGTATCCTCGACTTTAGATGCACGATCCGAGTGAAGGACGTGCAGGAACCATCATAACGGAGGCCCTAAAATGGCTGAGATCTACCACGGAAGAGGGGCCGTAATTGGCCTTGGAGAAGAATCAACCTGGGGCGCAGCGGTGTCTCGCACCAACTGGCGCCCGCTGATCAGCACCGATCTGACGCGCACCATCGAGAAGGTGCCACGGCCCAGCCTGCGCGTCGGTGCCGCTGGTGCTATGCGCCGAGCGCATTACGTCCAAGCGGACAACGCGGGCGGATCCTTCGAGATTGAAGCGACCTATGAGAACGTCGGCCTGCTCATCAAGCACATCATGGGCACCGTCGCGACGACTGGATCGGGACCATATACGCACACCTACACTTTCGCGGATGACGTTCCGACGGGTCTGACGATTGAGAACGTGCGCGGCACGGGCACATCGGAGGTCTTTGAGGGCTGCCGGATCAACACGGCCACCCTCGCAGTATCGGCTGGGGGAGTCATGACCATCGGTGCAGACATCATCGCAGAGACCAGCGCTGCACGCGGATCAGCCGGTTCGGCGTCCTTCGGCTCTGGTGATACGCCGGTGCTCCACAGCCACGCCACCACGCTGTCATTCAACGGTGCGACCTATGACCTGGTTGACATGACGCTGACGATCAACAACGCACTCGCGACACGTCAGCATCTCGGCTCAGCAGTCACGAAGAAGCCTCTTCGCTCGGACTTCCAGAGCGTTGAGCTTGCTGTCACCCTTGAGGTATCAGACGTGGCTTACACGGCGTTCACGGCGGACAGCGTGTCTGATGCGGTGATCACGTTCAACGCTGGGTCACAGGCGTTTCAGATAAACGTCCACAACGCATTTATAAGCAGTGCGACGGACCCAGTGAGCGACGCCAACGTCATCAGCCAGTCGCTGAGCTTCGTGGGTCAATCGGACGGCACGGATGAGGGCTGCAAGATCATTGTCGTGAACAACAACAGCAGTTCAACCGGCAACTAACCAAACACGCTCACAGGGAGGAAACTATGAGCAACATACTAAGGGCTATCAGTGACTCAACGACGGACGAAGTGGAAGCGGCGGGGCTGCTCTGGCGTGTCTCGCGCATTTCGTCCGCTGACCTTGCGCGTGTTGGGTTCGCTGCACTCGCCATGGCAACGCCTGAGGCTGGGGATGCGGACGACATGGACGCGGAAGCAATCATGAATCGCATTACACCGAAGCAAGCCAGCGACATGGCGAGCCTGCAAGAGGCCACGGTAGCCGCCGGCTGTCACGCTGTCGGAGACGGTGAGGGCAACTGGGACACGCTAAAGCTGGTGATAGATCAAGCACGTCAC